CAGCCTCCTTGCTTATCCCGTAACAACCTCTCAGCAACCTCTTGCGCCGATTTTGTTAAATTGACTTAANTGCGACGCGTTTGGCTTATTTATGGCTAGATTAGAATTTATGAATGTTATCCGCACAGCCCCCACCCACAACTCTGGCACACCACACAGCCGCTTTCGTGAATTACTTTTGCGCCGCACTCTGGACAATAAACATAATCATGTGCCCCTTGTTTTTTTATGACCTCTTTCTTCTTCTCTTCAACAGTAACACTCTGTGTTTTAATTTTATCATTCATATGCCTATCACCTCCCTAACGCTAAATTTATAGCACGGCATATCTGTCCTGCAAATTATTATCTATAATATGCTTGTTTATCCTGTTTTTTGCAATTTCATAGTATTCTTTATCCAATTCAAAACCTATNNAATTACGATTTGTATTGATNCAAGCTATTGCTGTCGTTCCGCTTCCTATGCAATTATCAAGAACTATATCTCCTTCGTCGGTATAAGTTTTAATTAGATACTCAAATAAAGCCACTGGTTTTTGAGTTGGATGCAATCCCGTTTCTCTTTTAAATCGAATTATACTTCTTGGGTATCTTGTACCTTCATTCTGAGTTTGAATTTTTTTGACTTTACCAGTTACTTCACCGCTATCACCCTTACCACTTATATATGGTTTACCTTTTGTCATTTGAGGATTATATTTAGTTTGTTGTTTGCTAAAAATACAAATATCTTCATGAACTTTTAACGGTTGCTTTTTTGCCATTAGGAAATTAACACCTTGTTCCTTTTCCCATACCCAACAGTATCTAAACAATTCAATGTTTGAATTAATTAATTTAGTTGTAAACGGCTGACTCGCTGTAAGAACAATTGCACCATTATCTTTAATTATTCTTTCATATTGCTCCCACAACGGTTCCAAAGGAATAATTGAATCCCATTTACAAGCCGTTATCCCATACGGTAAATCACACAATATCATATCTATACTCTTATCATCTATGTATTTCATACCCTCTAAACAATCCATGTTATATATTTTGTTTATTTCAAGCAAATCATTAACCTCCTATGGCTCTTTTTCTGACCATAACCAACCCTTATATAACTCAATCCAGTCGTTCAGTGTCATTGTTACTAACCAACCCTCCTTGTTTTTTCTCCAAAAGACAGCGGGTAGTTCATCGGCTTCAGCATCTTTACATGCCTGCTTCATCGCATCGTAAACGTTCAATCGCTCAACTCTTTTACACTCAATGTGAATGCCTTCCAGCCCGACAACGTCATCACCACCCAGACCCGAATATTGCTGTCCCCTTCTCGTATTAAAGCCATACTCTTGGAGTTTCTTTGCAAGCTCAAGTTCTCCTCGCTTGCCTTTACGCTTACTGTTCATGCCTCAATCTCCAAGCTTGTATGCACCCTTGGGAAACCCTTATACCCAGCGTAAATGTCCACCTTTGCACATCCTACGGGCTGTGGCCCATACCCTTTCTGCGCTATAAACGAATCGTCTTCTTGCCAATCACGTTTATATCCCGGTGTCCGCACATACCAGCCGATGTCTTGATAAACTCTTCCCTTATTGCTCAACCTATCTCGGACAATCGGTACAAGGTACGCAGTGTGTGTATGGCCATTCCACACAATGTCAGCATCTGGCTCATACACCGCTTGTCTGTTTGTGGCTATCACGCCTCGGGTTACTGGAGCATTTGCACCTGCCGCCGAATGGGCATAATACATCTTTAACGACGAATAATGCCCTTTAACTGAAAAACGAAACCTGAACCAGCCCTTCCACTTCCCTGTTACCGCACGACTGCCAGCCAAACGTAAATGAAATACCAACCTATCGCACAAATCGGTATTGGAGTTTTTACGGACAGCAAGCTCATGATTGCCTTGCGTTACAGCAATAATGTTTCTCGCATAGGGTTTTAGAAACTCTGCACTATCTTCCACCACCACGTCGAAATACTTCTCACAGCTATACTCGGGACGCAACTCATCCAAATTACGCCTCGGGTCAAACTTACCCTGCATTGCATCGAACCAGTCGCCGCCGATGATAATTAAAGCATCTTCCTCGAGTGCTCTATCTAAACTACGCTTTAGCGCATCCCTATCACAAGCCATAGCGTCAAAATGGACATCGGAAAGCAAATACAAAGAACCTTTTACATCCTCATCTGACGTTATTCTAACNTTTATTACNGAACCTTCCGTCCTAATCTCANCAATGNGCNTCAACNTGTTCAGCCTCGAAAACGATCTCTTCATCCATTAATCCGATATATTTTTCAGCCTCTTGCCGTGTTTTGAATGGCCCAACGACCACCCCACCATCTGGAGCAACATANCGTTCAGGTAAAGAGAACGTACCAAACAATTTAATGTACCACACTTCATTGCCTTCTTGGTCGAAATCACTTACGAGTAACATACTACAAACGGCATCCGTGTTAATAAACAGCCCATTCCCTACGTCAAAGAACATATTTTACCCCCTTTTCTGCATATAGCACATATTTTCACGCCTAAAGTATACCATAAAACGAAAAACGGGGGAGGTATTGTCCTCCCCCATCTTTGCACCTCTTTTTGTTATCCGTCTCACCTCCTTCCTACAACTCCAGCTACCTGTTATTATATACCCGCCTAACGCACTCTGTTACATCAAACCTTATTTTGCAAGGTATCGTTTGCCAAAGCTCCTCCTCAACAATGCTATTATCTTTGCACAAAGCACAATGCCGAAACTCCCACACGCACATTGAAGGATCGCTAATTTTATAATCTATGATTGGAGCATTCTTCATTATTTCTTCACGATGCGCCACCCAACGGTGGCGCATCTCAAGTTTCTGCTCCAAATCTTCTTTGTTCATGCCAATACCTCAACAACGTTTTCGTGCACTCCAACATCATCAAGTAAGAACCTTATAGTTAGCTTCAACTCAAGTCCGTGTGTTCTTTGCATTGTTACGATACTCTGCATTTGTTTGGAGGTAAACGTTACCTTTAACCCAGCCCGTGGCTCATCCTTGCTCCAATCCACAACAATTGTTACGTCCTTAATCTTTAGCAAGACCCACTCATTATCGTAACAGGTATAAGCATCTGGGACTAACCTCTCACGCCTAACATACTTAATGTCATTCTCAAACAACACCGTGAACTCGCTCATATCACTTTTTGCCTCAAGTAAACGCCCTTCCAAATCTACCATTTTCATGCCAACCACCTCACCTGTATAAAGTTTTCTTCTTCTTCCTTGCTTACCTCGTCCCTACAATCAAACACGATTATAGGACTGGCTCCGTGTAAAAAGTTAAGTTCCATGTCTTGGCTTCTTAACTCCACTACCATTGACCATACCACTTTACCGCCTCTAATTTGCGGCAACACATTGAACCTCTCTACTACTACAGGGATCTCAACGTCCCCCAACTTTACAACAGCCATCTTACTAACGCTCTTGCCTTCTAATACTGGGATATACGACTGCAACACATACACATACGCCTTGCCATCCTGCACTACGCTTGATACTGTCCTAACTTCCTGTTTCATTCCCGCTCCCTCCTTCTTTATCTTCATAATTTTATTATACACTATATATTGTGTTTGTCAATACCTTTTGCGAGTATTTGGAATAACTCTTTTCGCTTCTTATCCGCACTTTGTGGACGCCTTGAGTCTGTGTTAATCTCTATTATGGACGGACATACCTCCAACACTCTGTCGTAAATCCTTTGCAAGGATAAAGAAGGCGCACTATGTAAATCTTCTTCGGACAAATTCGTGGTAATCAGCATTGGCTTATCCACCTTTAAACGGCTATCGATAACGTAATAGACCTGCTCCACAGCATAGGAAGTGTCTCGCTCCACGCCCCAATCATCAAGAACAAGCAAGTCTGCCATTAATACTTTATCCATCACATACCGCCGCTCCTCACCTACTGCCATATATGTCAATATCTCGGGCATAGACGTAACATATGCTGTGTACCCCCTATTTATCAGCTCATTTGCAATGCAACAAGCAAAAAATGTCTTCCCTGTTCCTACTCCACCACGTAACATTGCGCCTATGTTCTTTTCGTAAAACTCTGGGAAATGCTCCACATACTGCCAACACATCTTTGTTACTTCGGGTGCTTGCCCATCATCTTTGTCAAATGTCAGTTCCCTCAAACCTGGGCTTGCAATCCATGTTTTACGCAATACCTCGGCCTGCTTCCTTGCCTGCTCTTTTATCATGTCCTCGTAATCTTTCATTCGCTCATCTTCATCGCATGCACACGGCTTACGGAAACGCTCTCCCGCATAAATGAAATCCTTATTCTGGCCACACTTACCACATACCAGCTCGCCATTATCATTAAAGTAATCGCCTTCGGTAAAGTATTCTTTTACCTGCTCCATTAAATCATCTGCCTGCATCCTAACCCCTCCCATAGTGCTTTCGCATATACTCTCTCAACGGACCGTTCTTGTCCTCCCATTCTTGGAATGTCATGCCATATTTTGCCTCCCACTCCTTCACGAGCTCCATCCACTTTAGCGTATTACCGATATCGTCATGGAATGGTGGATGCTCTGGTGTAAGCTCATAATTCTTTAACCCGCTGTTCCTCCAACACGTTAAACTTTTGCACCAAAGCCTGCTTATCTACTTCGGGTTCATCCTCCCACCGCCGCTCGTTTAAGAACGTACTCGGCATTGGAATGAACTTCCCATCTTGCTCCCGCCACTGCCTGCTTTGTTTCAATCTATCCAAACCAGCCATAATCTCGGTGAACAACTCTTCATCGACCTTTAGCTTCTGCCAGCACTTCAGGGCAACCGCACGCTTTTGCTTTTTAGGATACGCCTTCCAAAATGCATTGAACATCTCAAGTTCCTTGTCAGCCTTTTTCTTCTCCTCTACGGTGAATAGCAAATCGTTAGATTTGCGACTTTCTTTCTTTTCTTTATATTCTTTTCTTTCTTTTGTAATCTCTGTAGTAGTATCTGTAGTAATCTCTGTTAAGGATATTACCTTTTCGGTAAACTCGTTTTTACCTTTTGGTAAAAAACCATTTTCCCCTTTTGGTAAAAAACCATTTTCCCCTATAACATCAATTGAACTTACACTTGAACCATAGTAATACCTTGCGACTTCTTCCTTCTTTTGCTCCATATACTCGTGAACCAATTGCACGTATACATCGGGAACAATCCTTACATGTATAGTTGGATTGCCATCAAATTTGAAAATCTTCTTCTCTACTATTCCAATACTACATAACACCGAAATTGCTCTATCAAACTGTTTTGGTGTTATTCGGCATTCCTCCCACCAATCATCGCGACCCTTTGCAAGCCATAACTTGCCATCCTTAAATACTCTTAACTTTGTAGCCCTTCCATCTTTACTTGGTAAATACCAATACAATATCTGACTTAATAAAGTGCCAGCAATCAAATCACCATTAGCAATGTCAACGAAAATGTGTTTAACATAATGTCCATCATAATCAGCTTGTTCTTCAGCAAGCAACTCAATGAACTGTTCATCTGACATGTTCATTGTCCGCACCTTCCTTGTCAGACTGCTCATCAACTTGCCTAAATACTTCATCCTTATTAACCAAAACACTTATAACATAACCTTTGCCAAAGAACATAATGTTAGCCGTTAACAACTTTTTAGCAACTAATCTTTTAATACTCTTTAGCAACTCTTTTTCTGAAAGTGGGATATCATACTGAACCTCATCCAATGCAACTGTTATTAAACCATCTTCACTTGGTGTCTTATAGAAAAAATAGGACAATACAGCACCATCGTTTACCGAATCGCAAAGCTTAACGAATACATTAGGAACAACTACCGAAAGCAACAAATCGTTCATTCTGATATTAATACCTTTTTTATTCTCTTTCATCTTTCCAACCTCCTTTATTTTTATTAGTTTGATTATACCACACGCTTATGGTAGAATATATTCAAGGGATGAACTTTCCAACCTCCTTTGTTTGTATAAACGCCATCCCTTACCCAACCACCTTCCGAGGGGGAGTAGGGCAACCTGCTCCCCTACCTCTTGACTTCTTCCACGATTATGGTATAATGTTTTTAGGGAACGGTGGTTGTGCATCCCTTCCTGACCACCCCGCCACCTGTCCGTTCCCCTCCTTCTGTTTGATATACAATCACCTCCGCTGGGGGTAGGACAATACCTACCCCCAGCACCTTTTAGTAAATGTATAAGCCCCATGTCTCCCAAGCCGCATTTACAATATCACTTACGGACAACTCACCCGCACGCACTTGCCACGCCTTAAACTGGCCTATCTCAATGTCAACAAGCATCTTGGCCTCGCTACGCTCCCCGTCTATCTCTTCAAATACGCCGAACAACTCAACGCTTATAATATCATCATCATTGTCCATATCGCCTACGTCAATACATACTGTCTCTGCGAAAAAGTCTCCATCCTCGCCCAAGTCTGCATGATTCCACCCAGCCAACTGCTCTCGCTCTGTTACATTCACCGTATACACTTCCTGCCTCATTGCAATCACCTCCATACTGGAAGCAGGGCTAATGCCCACCCTCCAGCCTTCTGATAACTCTATCCACCGCATCAGTGAACTCGGTATAAACCTTCATGTAAAGTATTGTGTCCAACTCTCGGCATACAAAGTGCCTTATGGCTTTTCCCGTTGTTTCTAGACCCATGTTAGCGAATGTCCAATCGTAATATATCAAGTCCTCAATCTCGTTCAACTTTTGACGCTGGCTCATGAACTCTTCTCTCACCGCTCCTGCTAGATCTCTTGCAATTCTCATAGCTTCATGGTAGTACACATATTCCTTGCCATTTTCTTTCTCACGCTCTAAACAGAACATCTCAAGCTTGTCTACCAAATCGTCCAGCACACCTTCAAGGGCTTTAAAAGCTGTCTCACTTAACACATCAATTAAGTGCATACCAAGGATGAACCCTACAAACGAACCTTCAGCATAGTGGTCAATACTGGATGTTAACCACCCTTCAGCCCTCGCAAATCCACGGCTGATACCCTTACCCATCTCGATAGCTACTAACTCCTTCAAGTTCTCTCTTCCTGTCCTCATCTTTACTCCCTCCCTTCCTTTAGAACGTATGCGTTCGTGTCACTCTTATTGTTCCGTCGGGCATTGCGTACTCCGTTCTCGTTTCTCATTCNTCTCCCTCCTTTATTTAAGAGGAGGGGCTAACGCCCCTCCTCCTTTACGTAAAATCCCACATCTCTGCGGGCTTGCGCTAACTGATCTTCCATATCACCTATGGCGTTCAACAATTCTTTGTTTAAGCTATCAAACACTGCAAACAGCATACCTTCAAGGGCTAACCTTTCCTCGTAATCCCTACCGTGATTATATAACCATCTATTTACATTAAAGGTATTCCAGAACTCGTCGTTCGCTTTCCTGAAGGCATCGTACATTGCATTTGTTATGGCTGTATCCTTTACCCACATCTCTACTGCATACTGGCTCGGGTTACCATTTTCAAGGTACTTTTCAACCAAGAAATTTTCAATTGCCTTATCGTAATCCTTGCTTATTTCGGCTAACTGCTCATAAGCGGCTTCGCTGACCTTCTCCAGCATCTCTTCGATTACCTGCACAGCTAACTCCTCATACTCATTACCGTACACCTTTCTGGCTACCTTAAGTTCTATCTTGGCTATTGCTTCGGCGATTAATCTTCCGAGTAACCTTACACTACTGGTGTTGAACCTCTCTTGCACTAACTCTCTTGCTTCCTGTCTCTCCTGTCTCATTGTTTTCCCTCCTTCTGTTCTTTCTTTTCTTTCTGTTCTTTCTGTTCTCATCTTCGTTCCCTCCTTCTTTCTTTTTCTATATAGTATATTACCACATAAGATATAATGTCAACATGTTGTGTGTTAAATAGGTGTTAACAAAAACCGACACTTTCAAACTGTCTAAAATACAGTGGGATTTGGTAGTTCCTACATTTGCACTGTTTTACCCTTGAGACACTTTGAAAACACTCTGAAAATGAAATGAAAATGGGAGCAAGCTTTGGTAAAACCTACACTTGCTCCCACTCGGGACTTTGCTAACTGTTATTGCTCTTCTACTTGTTCAATGGTATCTGATAGTTGCTCTTCTTGTTCCAACACCGCACTTTGTACAGCATTGCAAATCGCCTCATAATCTCCTCTCCTAATATCCTGCAACTTCTCGTATCCATACTCTTCAATTATGTCATTTATCAGCTTCACATCTCCGTGGGCTATAGCGTACAACCTCTTTACTTGCTTCACTGTTATAGGCGGATCTGAAATGAACTCATTATCGCTTGCATATTCTACTTCCTGCGTCTCTTCCTGCACCTCTTCCTCGGCATCATGTATTGTAAACTCTACTTGTGCATTTTGCAACTGCTCCTCATCAACTTGCATCTCTTCGCTGATGTAAAGCTGTCTCAAATCGGGAACAACTTCTCGGGCATTCTGGACAAGTGCAACTTTTCGGATTTGCGTTGCCGCCTTCTTCCATCCAGCTTGTGGCTGATTGTTAGCATTAAGCTTGATATACTCATGCAAGCTAACAGAATGCTCTACTGGCTCCTTCCAACCTTTACGCCAAATCTTGCTCCAGCCTCCAAGTAACTGCTCTTCTCCCGGTACGTAGAATGTCCCATTACGGTACTGTATCTCGTCCGAACCTTTCTTACGAACAATGATGCCTGCTTGGTAACCTTCAACTAACGGACTGTTAGATAACCGCCGCATAAACACGTCTTTACCTACAATTATTTGTGCTGGCTCGTTGCCGAACTTCACAAGGTATGCCTCATTCAGGAACGGATTAAGTTTCTGGTACTGGCACAGCTTTAAGAACATCATTACTTCCTGATCAGTTACCTTGCTTGGATCACCAGAAACTAGGTACCGCTTGATGATCTCGGAACTTAAAGCTACTTCCTCTCCTGTTTCTGATTTGTACTTCACGATGTTATCCATCGTTCTCCCTCCTCACTGGCCAAGTTCTTTTATTTCAAGAACCTTGGACTTTGTTACCTTGATAAGGTCTTGCAACATTTCAGCTGGTAAAACCTGTCTGGCTAGTTTTGTATCAATCCTTTCAGAACTTCTTTCTTTAACAGTTACCAAATATTTGCCTGCGACCACTGTTTCGTCTTTTACCTGTGACATGATGATTTCTTTAAGCTCATCTCTGCGTTGTTGTAACTCTTTAATCTCATCACCTAATGTTTCATACTCTTCAACAGTGCTTTCCAAATTTGTGTTCTGCTCCCAATCTTTTGGCTGTATGGCCTTTTCGTAATATTCAGGGAAGCAAACGTTTGTATACGGACACCATGGCTGTCTGCACTGCCAATTATCCTCGGGATTATACGGTGGCTCAATCTCAACGCCTTGTTCAATCTTAATTGTTAACTCCTCCAACCGCTTTAGCTCGGCCTCTACAAACTCGGCATCGTAACCGACTTCTTCAATATGGTGATCCCAGAACCTCGTCTTTGGAGTATCCTTATTCCGTGCTATCAAATACCCNTTTTCCAGCCCCAACGCATGCAAGTACAACTGCACCTGCGTGAAATACTGCGGATGTGCTTCTCTCAATCCTTTTTCTCGTATCTCTGTAAATGCTCTCTTTGCTAAAGCCTTTGCTTCAAGCAATACTGTTACACCTTCATTATTGGTAGCTAATCCATCAATATGCCCCACAAGTAGTTCTTTATCGTGGTAAAAAATAGTAACTTCCTTCTGCTGGCTATGTAACACATACGGCCCATTTGGTAAGTTCTCGCATGCCCACTCCAATATGGACTGCTCATGCATGTTACCTTCAGCAAAAGCACGCTCTGAACCTTCCCATGGCGGCAGCCCTTCTACTTCCCATGCCTCTAATTGTATCCGGCGTGGACATGCACCTGCACTGCTAATTCGGATAGCCATAGTTACCACGTAAACCCTTCCCGCTCGAGCCGACGCATTGTTTCAAACACCTTTGAATATTCGCCTTCAAGTTCCGCTTCGCATGAGTCCCCGTCAATGTAAGTAAAGGTAAATCCCAGCTCATCTAACATCCTTACATAAGCTCCGATGTCAGGGCAATTGATGACGTGAACAGTCAGCGTCGTTGTTTCTTCATCGTTCACGAAATCCACAAACTCTGCTAACGTTTTCATTGTTGTCCCTCCTCTTCGAATACCAAAATCCACCGTGGGTCAATACCCAGTACAGCACAAACCTTGTTGAGCATGTCAAGTGTCATGCGGTACTTCCCATTCTCAATAGCACCATAGACATCTGCTACATAGCCAAGCATGTCCGATACTTCTCGTTTCGTGTACCCTTTGTAAGCCCTTGCTGCCCTTAATTTGGCTAAATCTAACCTAACTTGTACCATGTTCCATCCCTCCTCTTCTGTGTTACTTAATTATATTATACATGTTTTTTTTCACAAAAACAATACCTAAAGTAAAATGCCCTCCGAGTAGGAGGGAGGGGAGCACCTCGGAGGGCAACGCCTATAATAAAAAATTAGGCGGCTAATTCGCTAACTCATCCCATGCTTCGCCAAGCTCCGTCTTCAGCTCCTTCAATGCGGCTTCAATAAGTCCCTTAATCTCTTCTTCGGACAATTGTATACCTATCTTGTCTGCCGCATCGGACAACCACTCTGCCGCCTTGTCATACTTCTCTGCTCCGCCCAAATCCTTGTATACCTGCTGGACAAACAACACNGCAACTCGTGCCAATTCTCGCTTGGTAGCAAGCTCTCGCACTACCGCTTCCAACTTCTCTGTACCTATCCTTTTTTGCAACCATGCTATCGCATAGCCAACTAAAATCGGGACAAGAATAGCNATTATGTCANACAGTAACTGCAACAACAAGTCATGCATGTTACTTACCCCCTTTCAATTTTTCATAAAGTTTGGCTATCATAGTAGCAACTTCGGCTTTTGTTGCGGGTTTCTCGGGATTGAAATTCCCGCTACCATCACCTTGCACAATGCCGAGTTCCTTCAACTGTTTTATATATTTATATGCCCAGTGTTTCTCGTCTACATCGTTAAACACTTTCTCGCCTCCTTTCAAACGTTTGAGTAACTCGTCCCACTGAAATTTTTCTCCCGGACAATGCGGCTTATTCTTTGGAGTAACCTCATAGTGCCCAATAATGTGGTTTCTATCAATAGGTATTGTTACCCCCCATATGCGCTTTACTTCGTCAACGATATACCTTATCAACTCTACTTCGGCATTCAACTGCGCTGGTGTAAGCTCGCCTCGTGTCTTTGAATAGAACCCTTCATTTTCTATACTTATGGTGAAGTAATTCGCATTTGTTTTTCGCTCCCTTACAAGCCTCGCTGTCGCATATCCATAATATGTACTATCCGCTGGGTTAGTACTTGTTCCATTACACCAAGCCGTGTCTCTTATATCCACCATTTGGGCAACTCTACCATCTTGACCAACGATAAAATGGCTCGAAACTCTGGAGTTCGGATTCTGCATCCATGCTATTGTCCCATTATACGTACCGTCAGCTATGTGGCACACTATCACATCAGGAACCCACATTTTACCGTAAAATGTTCTACCTAACCATTTATTAGGACTAGTGTATTTTG